CTCGCCACCCGACCCCCCATCACCATAGTTGTTATTGATAACAATATTTATTGGTGCATGGATGTTTACATTTATGACCGTTCCACCATTTCCTGGCGGAGTGGTCGGTGGGCCAGTATTTGTTGGCACATCTGGTACTGGTGGTGAATCTGGAGTTGGGGGAACTAAATCAACTTCTGGAGGAATGTCGTATGGGATATCTCTGACTTTTCTGGTATTGATATTTTCTGGCAACATCCACGCAATAGAATCATCAACCTCTGGACCACCAAGAATACCCAATTCTCGCTGAGCGAAAATTTCAGCGGTTCCCTCAAGGAGCGCCTTTCTTAGGACTGGGCTGGGGTTCTTGCCTTTTCTGGCCTCGTCCTCTGCACCAGCCAGTTCATCCTGATACCGCTTTCCAGCAAAAATATTAACTAACGATTTTTCGAATCGCTGTGCACCACCGGGTGGGAATTTGTACCGATTGTCCCCCCTAAACGCTAGACTAACAACGGCATCAGCCCACTGCTCGTTTGTCCATGTCGACGGCGGCTCGGTAAACTCAACCAATCCCTCCGGCGTGTCTATGACAAACTTTCCGTCTCTTTCCCATACGTCAATAATGTTTTGCTGTACGGCGTGGTATTGCATAACGTGACCAAACTCATGAAAAGCAACATGTCGTGCTTTTCCGCGCACTGGGTCAAGTCCAAGTGCTGCTTGCAAGCGTGCTGCACTGGTGTCATTCGCGTATCCATCAGCGCCAACAATTTCGGCATATAGCATTGCGTCGCTAATATCTTCAAGTGCGCTAAGTAGAAGTGCTCGTTTTTGTGCTTCACTGGCTGCGCCTGGAGCATCTATGAATATTGAGCCATCATCCGAGATTTTGAATCTTTCCTCGTCCACCCGTGCTGCACGAAGCGCCATACCAAGGGCATTGAAGGACATTGGAACCTTGATATCGCCGAACCCATCAAATGTTGGAGTGGTGGAGCCCTCAACATCAAGAAAGCCTTCACCCCGCTCATCTGCACTATCTGGCTTCAAGTCGTAGGGCATCAATGCACGAAGTTCACCGACTCGTTCGGCTGCATCTGGATATTTATCCTGCAGATACATGTACGATTTGAGGAACTCACGTTGTCCGGCATGATGTCTTTCGCGAATTGCCTGAATATACTTTTGGGCTACTTCACGTTCTTTTGGGTCACTACTTGTCAGGAATGGCTTTACTTCATCCGGGATATATTTCGCAATGGCTTTATCCATCATTTCGTTATAGCGCTTAGTATTTGCTGCTATTGATTCTGGTGAGAAATCGCCTTCCCATATGAATTCTTCACCGCCAAGACCAGCATCTGCAAATATTCCTCCACCAAGTGTTGGGTCTTGCTTCTGCAACTTCTCTGCTTCTGATTTGCCAAATAGAAACCTTCTGAATGCTTCATCGGCTTCTTCTTCTCTGCCTGGACCGTATTTTTCGCGAAATAGTCCATGTAGGCCTTGGATGAGGTCGGCATTAGCGGATGAGGATGCATCGTCTGCCGTAACCCCATGTTTTTCTAGTATTGCGTCGACTCTGGCATTAAAATCTGCGTCCGCGAGTTGCGTTGTTTCACGAGACTGAACGGCACTTCCCCTGGTTGCCTTGAAACGATTTTGCTGTTCACGCTCATATGGTGTCAGGCTTCTGCCATATTGCCTGACCTCTGCTCCACGCTCAGCCATTGCATCCAGGCGCCTACCAACACGGAAAACAGACCTAATCACGCTCCCCAGCCCAATGGTATTACAGTTTGACATGTCTAGGTCGGTGAACTGGTTTGCGTTCGGTGTTCCGGGCGGACAACGCAATTTTCCATTGGCATCAATGATGCCACCCGCTGCCTGGAATGCCTGGGTTGATACGCGCCCCATTGTTGAGCCGATACTGCGACCCAACTCCTTAATACGAACTTCGTCCTCTATCTCGGTGGTCAACTTACCATCAGAGTCTCTTTTGTATTTACGAAGGAATACACCAGGACGACTTGAAATTTCTTCTTGCGATTTCTTGATTGCTGCAAGTGCTTCTTCTCGGGTTTTGGGGCCGGGAGGGTCAACCCAACCAAACTTTGCACCCTTTGGTGATGTCAATTCCGCAAAAGTTGTTGTCAACTTGAGAACTTGGCCAGGCTTTCTCTTTGCCTTGGGGTCCCAATCAAGTTTTAATGTCGGCTCATCATTTTCTGCACCCGTTTCGTCACGCTGAGAGCCTGCGCCTTCGGCTTTTGCACCTTCAGGGAGGGCCTTAACTGCAATATTGGCATTGAGGGTCGGGCGAGCAGCGGAATGTATCCGTAGTTCTTTAAAATAAAGACAGACCTCATTGACATTGCGGTCGCTAAGACGACCAACCTTGCGGTTTACATGCCTATGAGGGATTCCTTTACCCGCCATTCCGGGCTCCAATCCCGACTGTATTACTTGTCGTCGCCGACTTCTGTTTGCAGAAGTTCAAACTCCACGAGGCTCTTTAGGAACTCGCCCTCAGAATCGCCATCAACCACGAGATTCTTCTCACCCGCAGCCCATTCAGCAGGAATTAGTTTTTCCATGCCGAGTGCTGCTGCACGCTTCATGATGTGGCGTTTAGCGGCAGGAATGTCCTTGGCCCTACCGTGAGCCATAATGGCATTGCGCAAGTCTGCCTCGCCGGAAATGGGGAAGGAACCATCTTCCATGGCTTCGCCTGCCTCTGCCATTTGCTGACGAGTTTCTTCAGAGAATGCACGCTTAAGCGAAATCTCTGCAGCCTCAGCCTCAATCTCGTCAACATCGTCTGGCTCCCACTTGTCCCACCCAAGAACCTCACCATCAAGGGCGACATAAACGTCGTAGGACTTGCTGTCAAAGCCATCCACCTCTACCTGGTATGCATCAAAGCCCTCGAATACACTGGGCTCAACCGCCATAACGGTTCCTGGAACTGACTTAACTGCAATCTCGGCAGCCTCATTGAAGTCAATGAGTTGAATATCATCCATAAGAGACTTCTGCTCAAAAATGCTGTCATCAAGGCGATGGAAACCAAGAACCTCGGCAGTAGTTCCATCAATGAAAACCTCATTGACGTAACCAGACTTTGTTTGAACGTCAACAACGAACATGTCTGCCTCTGACGAATAGCCGGAGTCAATGACGTCACCCTTGAACATTGTCTCGGCAAGACCCTCAACATGGAGCAATCCGGGGAGACCCTTTTCAGCAACACAGCCACCAGGGCAGTCATCGCAGACGGAAATTGACCCAGGGTAAACCTTGCGCTCAATCGCACACATGAATCCATTGAGTCCGATGTCAGCGGACTTTGTGCCAAGTGAACGGAGGCGCTTTAGTCGGGCAGCCTCAAGGTCTGGAGCCATTCCGGAGGCAGCAGGACGCATGGGCATCACGTCGTCCATCTCATCCTCGTCTTCCTCGTCCTCCATCATTTCCTCGTCTTCGTCTTCACCCTCCATCATTTCCTCGTCTTCCTCCTTATAGGACATCATGCGCTTGCCCCAGCGCATACCCTTGGGGGTTGCCATGGGCTCCATATCTTCTTCGTCGTCCATCATTTCATCGTCCATCATCTCGTCGTCCATCATGGGCATACGCACACCCATTCCGCCCTTCTTCATGGGCTCAAGGTAGTTCGAGACCGCATCGTCCTCTTCGTCTTCCATGTCATCGTCCATGTTCATGCCCATTTCCTTTTTGGCACGACGCATTCTCATCATTTGCTTGTACTCCTCATCGGACATCTCATCCTCTGGGGCTTCGGCAATTTCATTGACAGGAACCATCTTGACTTCGACGGCCATTGCGCCACACTTTCCGCATACTTTGGAGCCAGCCTTGTAGCCACATTCTCCACCAGCAAGGCCTTTGGCGCATTTGGCAACCGCACCATCACTATCAATTTTTACGATTGCTTTTTGCTCATAACTCATTGTTGCGACTCCTTGTAGTTTGGACCACAGCGAACTGTTTTACTCCATTGGGATAGTAGTCGCAGTGACGACTCCCCGGTGGAAAGATTAAATATAAATTGTCTCCTGGGTTTAGAGTATACAGCAATTATATGCTGTCGTTTCTGCAACTTTTGCTATTCATTCAGCGCAATCTCAACCTCATCGCCGTTCTCGTTTATCTTAGTAATAGTCCGCGAGTGAACCGGTTCTGCTGTTTTGTTAATGAATGTAGCCATGGCGGCCTTGGCCATAAGTTCTGCCATTTCGCCGAAAAGGGCAGTTCGTGCCTCGCTGCCACGTTCCACCTGTCTGTCAAGGGCAACATAAAGTGCCTCAATAATTTCATCAATTTCGTCTTGCGTTAAATACAGTGCTCCTGAATTGGTTCTCTGGTCGCTTAACTTGCCGGACTTTTGACGAGTTAAAGTCTTTTTTAACAATCTCAGGGCAGCCACATGGCGCGGGTCATCGGCCTTAACTATCTCTCTATCGAGTGAGTTAAGGAGTTCATTAAATTTAGTACGCTCTGCACGGATTTCAGCCCTGCCCTCTTTAGTGGATGAGCGAGTAGAACGGGTGCTTTGCATGATTTCGTTTTTACGTGCAGCAAAATATGCATCAATAGCGCGACCACGTATCCGTGGCACATACCTAGTACTGGGGGGCGCATCCGTATTGGGCATAGAGCGAACGAGCGAAGCCCCACGTCCTGGTGTCTTATCAATGAATTCATCATTCATTAATTCATTGCGTAATTTATTTAAATAATTACGGGTAGCGGAGACCCTCTCAATACTGTCCTGTACGTACTTCTTGCCAATGGTGGAGGTACGTGGCGCAAACCCATTGGGCTTGCCATCTATTGCGTCCATGACAAAATCGCTAGTTAGATAATCATCCAATATATCGATTGCATCATCAATATTCCCAATACCAAAATCGCGACCAGCACCATTATCGCTTACAAATAACTTTTGTATATCGTTCCACACCTGAGAGTGGCGGTCATCTTGGTAGCGATTTGAATAAACGGAATCAAGTTCGTCTCGATATTCACCAACAATGCTGCCAATCCCGGATGCGGTACGTTGTCTACGAACCTTGGCTGCCGTTGGATTGGATGGGGCGCCAGGGGTTTTCTCTGGATTAGCGCCAATTCGTGTTTGGGGCGCTTTGGGTGGTGCGCTAATTGTAAGCGGCAACTCCATTCCACTGCGAGTCGGCTTGTCCGCCAACGGAGCCTTGGGTTCCCTGGCTGGCACACGCGGCCTATCCAAAACCTCATCCCGCAATCCCAGTTCACGCCTTTTATCAATGGCTTCAAGCAGTTTCTGACTTGATGCCATTACGTCATCCCATATCAGGTTTAGGTCATTCTCTGGTATTTCATTAATTCCGGTTTTCCGCTTATCCGCCTCGGGCCGTAGGCGACGCACGATGTCTGCTGCTTGGGAATTATTGAGATTGCGGAAATCGTTAGAGTAGGTATCCCGTGATTCGTTATCAAGAATGTCCCTTGTTCTGGTATTGAGCGACTCCCATGATTTGGCAAAGTTCGGCGTAGCGGCAGTTCCCGAACCATTGCCATAGATGACATTTTCATAATGTTTGCGACGGCTAAGGTTGTCTTCAATAATATTGAGTGCATCCATAACCTCTTTGGCCTGCTTTATTGCTTCGCTTTGTCGGATGCCCTTATTGCTACCTTCCTGAACCATGTTCGCCTTAATCCACGACAATTTGTCCAATGGTGCCATTTCCGCATAATCTGCTGGCGCCATATCCGCGAATGGCGTTCCTGCCTCCTCGCCACCCTTCCTGACTGCCAACGACCCAACAGAGGAGCGTGTCGGCGTAGAGAACTCCCTAATCGCCTCCAGTGATTTCCATGTGGCTATTGTTTTAAATTTCTCATCAGCCAAAGATTGGGCAACTTTCATGTTTGAGCCCTGGGCCCAATCAAGGAGTTCTTGGCGGCGTTCCCTATTGAGGGAATATGGCGCGCCAGAGTTAAATAATGAACCTGGACTAGTTCCATTATTTTGAGGCAATTCTGTTGCATCAAATTTCAGTTTTGGTGCTGATGCCGCATGGTCGAGCAGCGCAGCACTCGCTACACCATCGGTCATATTGGAAGAACGAAGTGCTGTTATGCCATCACGAATAAACTCATACTCGCCAGGTGACATACTGAATGCAGTTTTAAGTCCTCCACTCTGGCCACCAGCAATTAATTTGTCATATACATCTAGAGATGAGACAATTTCGCGATTATTTGCAAAACGTTTTTTCAATTCAGCCAATTCATCGCGCACTATTCCAGCATCATTGTTATCTAAAATAATACTGATTGCATTTGATGGCGTTTTTGGAAGCGAACGGTAGAGCGGCGCTATTCCTTCTGGCAATAAGCGTGCGCTCTTGGAGTCATCCAGTGCATCAATGATATTAATTGCAGCAGCAGTTTCCTGGTTCGCAAATAGTTTTTTGGCAATCACATGGGCCCTAATCGGGTCAATCGGGTAAATTTCATCCCGCGATGATGCAGAGTATCCCTTTGCAAGGTTTTTGATTACTGAAGTTTCTGCGGTGCCAAGTTTTAGCCTGCGCGCATCTCGGTCAAGAAGTTGCGCAAGACCAGGAACGAGTCCACGACGACTTCCGTCGGGTGACACCGTATAACTAGAGTCCTTATCGAGTTGATTTAGCGATGCATCAACTGATTTTCTACTCTTAATAAATGTGTCAACGATTTCATCGCTCATTCCGCCATAGCGGTACATTCCACCATTTCGTCCAACAATAAGTTCGTTGCGATTGCCGTCATACGCAACAAATGAGATGGCAGAATTAGAGAACTTACTAGAGCGACCTGGGAACAATTGCTCTGAATTTCGTAAATCCGTTCCCATCTTCACTGTTGCTCTGCTTGTTATGCGTGGAGACACGGCGCTGCGAGTTGATGGGAGTATTGCCAATACTGCTTGTTCGTCAATCTCTCTAGCCGTCGTATTGATGACTGCCTGCTTGGCATCGGCTAGTTTTCTCTTACGACGAACAGAAAGAATTGCATTTTCCAATATATCCGAAGCGGATTTATTGATGAACTGTTTATCGTCATCATCAATATCCTTGCCGCTCCGTATTGAATCAACTTCAAGCAAATCAATGTAATCACCAACCCGACTATCGCGAGCAAGGTCATTGAGTTCTTCGGCGAGTTGTGATGCCCTCGCTCGTGCCATTCCCTCTGGACGACGCGTACCTTGTGGCCCGGTATCAAATAGTGACCTCTCGAGTGCTGAATCATATTCGAGCAGTGCCAATACATCTGCCCAATCTTCTTCATCAAGACCAAATCGTTCGGTTGCATTCGTATACCCGGATGCCTGTTTTTTGGCCTTTTTGTAAGCAGCAGCAGTTAGCGCTGCCTGGCGTTCCTCTCGAACAAGGTGTTGTGTCGCGGCAAATATCTCATTAATTTCTCGCTCAACAGCGAGAATAGATTCATCAAGGAATGCTGAACGGCTTTCCATCTCAGCATTTGGCCACTCATAGTTAACGGTATCAAATTGCTCTTCAAGTTGACGTAATTCCTGTCGTGCATCTTCAAGTTCCTGCATTAAACCACGAACACGAGAAACTATTACCTGAGTTGCCCCAGTGCGGAAATCTTCAACCGTATCCCTCCAGACTGCAGGTATCCGAGTGCGTCCACTACGGGTGCTTACCGGTCTACTTACACTGAGGAGTTGCTGGTCGTCTGAGATGGCGGCAGATATGGCATTTCCAGTTGCCAAGTCGCGTAGGAATAATTTATTAACTCCATTTTGCATTCTTTGAACAGAGGCCACCGAGTAACGAGAATCGCCCTGAGAGGCAATTGATTGCATGAAGTTATCTGGGAGGATATCCCCAGGTTTTATGTCGCTACCAAATGAAATATAAGAGACTGAGCCATTATCGCTTTGTGACGACAGAGGGCGACCAAGTGTTCGCAGTTCACCACCTGCCCTCATCGCTGAAAGTCCATTGATGTATTGCTCTTTGGGACTGCTACCAGGAGCAATGGTGCTTCTAGTTATATTTAGCCACTCTCGTGATGATGGTCCTTCTTTGCGTTTTCCAGGAATCTTTGTTGCTCGGCGCTTTTGCTCCTGTTCTTGTCTAACTTGTTCTGGCGTCAATTTCTTCATATCACCAGTAACTTTTTTATCCCCGGTGACATTCCACTTTTTACGATTCTTGCCACGTCGAGAACGCGTAGACATAAGTTCGGTTTTCGGTTCAATATCGTCATCTCCGGCGGAAACTTCATCAGCGATATTGGGGTTTGACTCAACCCTTCTTCTGGTTACGCTCCTATTGCCTCTATACTCGTACCCATCGCTACGTGGTACTGGAGCGGCTTCATCACCTTGAACCTCACGAAGAGTGTCGCCAATTGCACTTAGTTCACCCTCACCAAGAACGCCAAAAGTGACAGTTTTTTCTTTTTCGGGTGATTCAAACCTTCCAGTGTAACGAGCATCATTTAGTTCTCTCTCATTGTGAATAGAATATTGAAACTTGTCAGCCCCCAGTTGTTTGTAAAGTCGTTCAAGTGTTTTTATCTGGGCGTCGGTTAGTTGAACATTACCAGCCTCTATGTCTATTTGTGGTCTATATTGTTTTAAGGCAGGTTTACCTGTTTGTGGCATTAATATGAGATTGCCCTGTGAATCTCTAGCCTGATGTACGGATTCGCGACCTGTACGGAATCGTACAAGTCCATCATCAAAAGAATCAAAAAAGTCATGCTCATCGCCATGTTCGCCGATACTCGGATACAGCGTTCCATCTGGGTACAACCATGCTGCGTAAAAATCTGAATTAACAAATTCATCTGCTGTTATGAATTTCATTCGTAGTGGACGCTCATTCGCACCCCTAAGGGCCACCCTGTCAATACGCTGTCTTCTGTTTATTTCGTCAACAACATTAGACAACACTGTACCTATGGACTCATCGGGTCCTGTTGCGCCCTCATCTTTTTTAACAGCAATAATATCACGCTCAAGATTTTGTAGCATTTCTAGAGTTATTGAAGGTGAGCGCAGTGGAAAATCAGAACGCCGACTCATCCATCTAATCTCCCTTAATGAGTTTTTATCTAACTTGGGGTCCTTAAGCAGTTTCGTAATATCGTCAATTAAACTAACTAAACTTGCGTTACGAGCGAGGCGCTTTTCTTCCATCTCTTTTTTAATACGTGCTTGCTGTTGGTCTATATCTACTTTTCTGACCGCCAATTTTCTTTGGTCTGTTGGTGATACATAAGAGCGAGTAGAGCGAGTGGAGCGAGTTGATGAAAGTACTGCATCATCGGCTTCCCTTCGGGGACCCCGAAGCCGCCCAAGCAACTTACCGAGACTTCCTGGTTCACGCTCAATCAGCGATGAATCTCCTGAATTAACGAGAACATCCCTGGCCACTACGCCGAATGATGGGAGGAGTTGCCCATTTTGATTCATGTCCATTATTTCGGAACCAGTAAACCATCCAACTTCCGTATTTTCGCCATCTCCAATTCTGATATCGGACAAATCCCGTCTACCAACCTCGTAGACATAGGTGTCATAAGCCCAATCTGGTGCACGTTGGTCATGGTAGGAATAAATTGGCAGTAGGCCACTAAGGTCACTACTTACTTCTTCCATAAATTCAGTAACGGCAGTTTCCATAGGAAATTCCGAACTGTCTTTATCCTTGTGGACACCACCAGGGAATGACCATTTGCCTCCGCCCGAACTCATCCATGGGGAACGTCGCGCAAGGAGGTATTCATATTGACCGAAACGACCCCTACGACGACGCACCAAGGCTCCCGCTGCACCATAGCGTCCATTAAATTTTTGACCAGTAATTGAGAAGTAGTAACCCTCTCCGGTATCGCCACTGATTCCACCACCTCGTGGGGCGAAAAATGGATACGCGGGTGGCTTTAGTTTCCCTGCACGAAGCAGCATTACGTCTCTGGGAGAAATTCTGTCCGCATAGTAGACGCCATCATCGTCTTGCAAAATTGAATACTTTTCCCAGGGACTTGCAGAAAGTTCTTCTTGTATCTCAGCAAGACCTTCGGCGATATCTTCTTCTCGTGAACGCTCGCCACGACGACGAGTAATTCTATTCCGACGACCAGTTGCACCATCATCAGCCCGTACCGTACGTGAGCGAGTACTAGCCAAAACATCATCCGATGTATACCTCCAAGAGTCTTTGAACCATTCAGGAACAAGGTCTGGCTTGTCGACAAAATCTTCTGTTCTCAAAAAGTCCCTTATTTCGTCAGCGGTCGGCTTTTTGAGTAAGTCAATTTCGCCCACTGGAGCCTGCGGAGGTCTTGTTCCGCGCTCAGCGCGTATTAAATTGACGTCGGTTGCATCCATGTCCGTCTGGCCATTACGGTCAACAGTCAGCGTAGGAGAGTTATCAGAAAGTTGAGAAATTCTGGCAATGCTGTCAATTTGTTTGTCATTTAAATCTATAGCATCAACATTGATTCCACCAGACGGACCATATAGCAGGCGGACGAGTCCATCCTCAAATGAATCTTTATATCCATGTTCAAGTTCATGCATAAGTACTGGATAGATGCGACCATCAGGATAAATCCAAGCGCCATGCCAGAAAGAGTTTGCCAAATCTTCTGCACTAATAAAATCGTTAGCCAACACCCTATCATTACCCCCCATCCGTCCACGACGTAGGTTCATAAACTCCTTTATCTCTTGGAGAATACGGTCTTTCTGTGGTGATGGCTCGGCAAGTTCACTAATTAGTTTCATAAGTATTGGAGGGTATGCTGAGTCTCGCTGAAATGCATATAGGGGTCGTTGATATAGTCGTATCGCGCTATTCAGTACCTTTAGCCCATATTCATATCTGGACATCTCTGCTGTATTAGTTTCATCCAATGTGTTTAGTTTTTCCTCAACCTGCTGTGCTATGTCGTACAAATCAGAGTTGTTTTCCAACATGACACGCGCATGCTCGTCTCGTAATTGTTTGTCCCTTTTGAGTTTTTCAGTAGCGCGTTTTCTTGTCTCTTGACGCTTTCGCTCTTGTTCGTCAACTGGTTTCGTGACTTCACTGCGAGTTGATATGCGGTATCGTGAACTTCGCGTACCCTGTGCACTCCGAGTGCTTGGGGAATTTTCCTGTTTCCAATCTTTTGCAATTCTCTCAAAATATGCCGTGGCAGCACGAAGTGCATCTGGGTCATCTTCGACGCCATATTGTCTGCTGCTTTTAAATTCAATAGAAGCAATTGGTTCCACCGTATCGAAAATCTGATACTCTCGTTCACTCCATGGCATTCCAACTGGGCCAGCAGTTTGCGTCACACGCGACTTTGGCACCGCTACCAAATAGGTGCGACTTACACCTTCCCCATCCCTATCCCTTGCGTATCCGATACCAATTCTTGTTTCTGCCGGAGAATATGACAGGTGTTCACGGCCAGCGCTCGCATAGTCGTTGAAGATTTTGTTATCAGCAAGCCACTTTTCGTTTTCGGCAATGCTCTTTTTGAGTCGCTCAATCTGCTCCGTCTTCCCGCCACTCTTTTCAAGTTCCGCAACCTCGTAGCGCATTGAGTCAGTATCTTCGAGTCTTCTCTGATAATCAATCATGAGATTGGTGCGCCATCTTTCATTGGCACGTTTTGCGTTTTTGGCACCACCTACAATTTCGGACGCCTCACCAAAACCAGCAGTAAATTCGGGGTCCAGAACACCATCATCAAGTATGGGAACCCCAGTGTGCGTCAAAAAAAGAACATCATCGCTTTCAAAATCACCGGGCTGTTGACCTTCTGATGCTGGCCTAATATCACGAACAACAAGACCTAAGCCCCTTTTAGCCAAGGAAGCAAATTCGGGATGGTCACGAATGTTGTCCATGTCGACATTCCGAGGATTTTCCCCACGTTCAAACTGTTCAATAACCCGAAGACGACCAGCAGCATCCTCTCGCAGTTCAATTAAATTATTTCTATAACGTTGAAATGCCGCTCGCTGTTCATCTGGCGTTTGAACATTGAGTAGTTCTTCCTTTGTAATATTTGTCATGCTCCCGAGACTGCGTTCGCCACTAACGCGTGGTGCCGCTACGCCAAAGTCTTCGCCAAGCCAATCACCAGTCTCTTCCCAGTGGTTAATTGCTTTTTCAATGGAATCTAGTTCTTTCCCCAATTGGGCATAGTAGTCAGTGAGTGCGGATTTCCCAAAAATCTTTCTGTATTCTGGGTCCTCTCGGCGCAACATTGTTCGTTCCCGTGTTGACCGGAGGCCATTAATAGATACGCCATTGCTATTTGTCTGAGTAACCCTGGGGGAATCAACTGAATCAAGCAACTCATTTCTAATTAGAATTCCATCAAGCGAGTCACCCGCTAAACGGGTAAGCATGTCATCGGATGCGTCGGTCAATGGGGTCTGACGCATGGAACGACTCGACCTACTGGAGCGAGTGCTTGGTGGGTCAATTCGGTCAAGCAACTCATCTATGGGACCGTCGTAATCTCTTATTATCTCCTCAAAGCGTCCCCTTGCGCGTTCTGGGTTATCTGGCGAGGCAACCATGCCAAGCCAACGTGCAGCGACCTCCATTAGGTTTGACCGAATGAAGACTTCCCTATCTTCGTCCGTAAGGCTTTCCAAGCCTGGCAATTCTCGTAATTTATTCCAAAAATCCTTATCTCGCGCTAGAGAAATCAGGGCAAGGATATTTCCCCATTCGCTATGTCTGTCAAATGTGTTTCCTAGTGCGAAATGACCCATAATGTCGTGCAGCATTGCGAGCGGTGAGACCAAGTAATTACTTAACTCACCATGAACCTCTGGTATGGCATGTGGGTCTGACATGAGTTGGAGATATCCATGAATAAAGAAGTCATTATCTATTAATTGCTTAGCAATTTTTGCACGCTCATTGCGCGGCACTTTTTCCAATTCCGGAATAACATAGTGCTTAAGAAGCATCGCCGCTATCTCGTTAGTGCGTACACTTAATGCCACATTTACGGATGGCAACTGTTCTTTTAGATGTTCTCTGTATTTTTTGTTAAAAAATTCATGGAAGGGGAGTTCTTCCCCATCATCGAAGGGGCGCGCAAGCCGAGGCTTTTTCCTACCTTCGGGGTCTTTGATAAAAATAGAATCAAAGAATTTATGCCAGCGTCCATACTTCTTGCGTGGCTCTGCCTCGTCAAAAATCGATAGAATCGTCTCGCTGTTTAGAATTTCCGTATCGTGATAATCTCTATCACCGGGGAGCAAACGTCGCAATACCGTGTTCGTTGGCATCCTTAGAGAAATTGTTCCGTCGTCATGTACTCGTAGTTCTGAACCTTTGATGATTTCATCAATAGTCATATTGATATCTGGGTGAGACTCAAAACCGTCAATAAGTTTTTCTCGTCTAAGGATTCCCGAACGTTCGCGGCGACCCATTGATTGCCAGTCGTCTCGCATGGCTCGCAGGTTCATTATCAAGTTAGAAACTTGATTTTTGATACGCTTCTTTTGGTCGTCTGTCCAATCGTTGGACTCTAAAAAGCGCTTTTCTAATTCGTCACGAAGGTTTTGCCAGAATTGATTATCGCTAATGGCATCATCATCCAGGTCTCTTTCGCGAGCGTCCGTTGGCTCAAGGACTTCTTCAAGGGGAATGCGTTCCCTAATGCTTCGCGTACTTCGTACTACACGACCGGCATTCGGACCTGGGCGCACAGATGTATCAATTGCACTATCAACTTGAGCATTGCTTGCAACGCCCACAGTTGAGTCTTTATCAATTCGCGAGACAATTTCTTGTAGTTTGTCCTGACTAAAAGAGATGTTGGCATTACCAGCACGCCGTTTGCGCTCAATTTCCTCTGAATCACCCTCGGTAAGTTTTGCAACGGACTTTGCAATGCTGCGTGGAACGATAAACCTTGGGATAATGGGCCTCTCGAGGGGTAGGCCTTCAAAAACAATTCCATCATTATCAGCATCTACACGTCCTGTGACGTCGACAAAGGACATCCCAGGGGGAGCGGCACGAAGGCCACCGCCAATACGTTGGCCGAGTTTGCCTCCCAGTGCTTTAGATTCGGCGTCTAGCCCTAACTCAGTAAAGCCGGGCACTATTATTTTTTTGAACCACCAGCCTGGCCGTAGAGAACATCATCAATTGTCAGTGCAATATTCTCTAATGCAGTGATTGCTTCTTGGGTGAGGCCATTGGAGATATGAATGCCCTGGTGGTCAACCTCTGCATCCAGACGGTGATAGTCAATTACTGGGTCAAGCAAACTCTTTACATGAAATGCCTCTTCCGGCGAGCAAAGAACCGTAAAGACCTCTTCCTCTACTGGGTCCTGCTTTGACCCGGCAATACCCTGCAGTAGGTTAATCGCTTGTTGCAACTTTTCTGCTGGCGGCATAGTGCCACTCATTGCTACATCAAGAATAATGTCAGCCGCCTCGTCCATTTCCTGGTCTAGTGACTTTCCGCCAGATGAGAGGAACATCATTCCGGTAGGCATGCCCGAGCCTGGTTTAACGCTCATTGGCATTGATGGCATTTGTGATGGGATTACAACTGGAGCCGACGGCATCGTGCTCTGCTCATTCCGCATGCCGATTTTCTCCGGTTTGCCGAACATGTATTCGCCCGTTTCTTCTTCACGATGATATGACAGACGGTAGGTAACGGAGTTTCCATTTCCTGCATCACGATTAAACGTAACTGAATTTTCCGTTGCATGAATAATGTCTAGTGGTAGGCGTGACCGGCTCATCAGTTCCATCGCAAGGGCATTGCGTGCCTCATCGGGGAGAACACGAGCCTCACCTTCTCCGAAAATGTCCTCACGGCCCTGCTGACGCTGCTGTGATGGGGCAGATACTTGGCGAATAATTGGCGGTAGCACTGGGCGACCAACAATTGCTGGTCCGCTAGGCATTCCCGGCATGTGGGACATGTGTGGCATGGGATTTCCACACTTTTCTGCTTCATCACTCTTTACGGAGATGGTTCCAGTGAGTTGATTTGCTCCGTGGAGAACTGGACTAACCTCATACAACTCGACTTCATGAAGGATATTTGCCTGTGTACCGGGGTCAAACGTGGCATTGAGCGTCTTGTACCCAATACTCCACTCTTGCTCCTGACCAAAGAAGGCAACACTGGCAAATGCCTCACGACCTTTTTCTGTAGCCAAGTTAAATTGGACCTTGGCAAAGAGTCCCCCAACACCGGCTTGCTTCATCTTCATGGGCAAGCGTGGGTCGCTGGCTGGAACTTCATAGATTTCAAGAACTTTGCCAATGGGGTCATTCCAACTATGCCCCCAAACCACGCGTGGCTTGCGGCGCTTTAGACTTTCAGTAAAGGCACCCGTAGCAACTACGTCACCAACAGAGTCCTTATTTCCAACCGCAGCCACGAAGCACTCAACAATTCCCTGTGCTTCATCAATGTTAATCTGGCCATTCAGTGCCTTGAAACTAATTTGGTCTGTAGACATACTGCTCCTAACGACATCCTCAATAATAGTTCTACCTGCTGTTTGCTGGTGCAACTAGAGGCGATTAGATGGAGTTTCAGTAAAGAAATGTTGCTGACTTTACTGAAACTATGGGCGACTAAATTCCCAGGCTCGACGTGCTTCGCCAGAGGCAATTCGTGGTCTCGCATTAGCGATGGCGTCAATGAAGATGGACGTCACGGAAGAACGTAGTGCTGAAGTGCGGGCGGACTCATCTTGGATTCCGTACGAGTTATAAATCGCGGAACTAACCTGTGAATGAATATTGTCAATAATTTCTTTGATTCGTATCATCTGGGAATCAATGTTAATGACAGTGTCCTGTGCTGCAGGAATATTATAGCCATCAGATTTTTCTGAATACAGTGCTTGTGAATCGCGGATAATTGTTGAGAGGACGGGCTTAATGTCTTCATCAAGTTGTTTATACCAAATTTCACGAGAGAAAACTGAATCAACATCAAGTGAGCCCTGCATTAGTGACTTGCGGGATTTTTGACCACTCATTTTTTCCAGAACGACTCTCTGCATCCGCTCAAGTACTCGCTCAATCCCTCGGTCCAGAATTTCCGTCCACCTAGAAAGTGAAGTTTCGCTAGGGTCATCCTTGGTCAAAATCTCAGAACTTACGGCGCTCATCATGCCCATGCCCTGGGGCGCCCCTCCAGGCATTGGCTGTTGTGGCGCTGCCCCACCCATGGCCTCCATAGCCATTGCTCCAGCCATTGTGGTTGGGTCAGGCGGAGCACCGGCTGCCATATCTGGCGGCATTGCTGCCATGTCGCCACCTGGCATCCCCGGGGGCATACCTGGCGCCCCCGGTGGCATTCCTGGTGCTCCTGGCGGCATTCCTGGGCCACCTGCTCCCGGCATTGGCATTCCTGGTTGTGCGGGTGCCATTGGCTTTTTGGTGTTGGCAATTGGGGTGAGGTTGGGGTTCATGAGGAGACTGTCGGCCAAATCTGCCTCGACGTCCTTGCGACCAGTCCCAGTTCTGTACTCGTTGACAGAAATCAACCCAGCACGCAGTTCCTCTAGCAAGTATCTCTCTACTTCCTGTTTTGCAATAATTAGAACAGGAACAGTGGATGTATCAAAATCAACGTAGTGCTCGGGGTCAAGTTCATCAAAGGCGCGGGCAAGTACCTCAAGATGCGGGGACATTGTCTCGTTCCAGAAAACACGAATTTCTTCACTAGCATTCGAGAACGTTCTGCCTGCGGCATTACCAATTACTGATTCTGGAACGCCAAATGAGGAAAGGATTTCTTCTTTGGTAATTTGGCGCATCTGGATATAGGCGGCATCTCGTGGATTCGATGAAGTATCAACAAAGTCAACGCCATCATCGGCAGAGATGACGGTCGTTTGACCAACGCGACCTAGATTTCCCCTAAATCTATTGCGTAGTTCGTCCTTGTCATCATCATCAATTTCGCCACGCAAAACAAGTAAGCCGCCAGGTCGCCCATCATTAAGTAGGTAGTTTCTGTTATACAACTTGGCAAGGTTCTCAATTTCAATGGCGATACCCGCCGACTCCATTGGCGTAAGTGAGAGGTAGGGGTCAATGGGGTGTGGTCTGCGAATCCAGCAGACGTCGTCTGGCTTCATAATGACCTTGTCACCATTGGGCATCAAGACTTCGTACCCGGACACAAATGTTTTGGGGTCGGGGATTGGGGATGTTGACTGCGGTGGTAGGAGGTTTAGTCCAATAACCCCACCGTCGCGTCCGCGAACCTTCTCAATGAACACCCCGCGTGTGCCAAGGAGTAACTGCGATGAAACTCTATATCTGAATATGAATGAGTTTTCACCAATATTTGATTTAGTATTTAGAATGTCAAGCAAACTGCTGTTTTTTGCTGCTTTACCCTTGACAATCATCCCTTCTGGAGAGTTGTCTTTACGCAAAATGATTGGTAGCCGTGCCTGATTGCCAGCAATGGCATCAATGCAGCGCGCTACCCACGTGACCTTCTGCATACCCTCGCGGTACGCTCGCTCAATATCCCACGGGTCGCGATATCCTTTGCCCACATAAGCGGAGTTTTGCGCGACTGTTCCACCAGGTCCAAATGCAGACTTCTGCCCCTGGTTGTCAAGTGACTTATTGTCGGTTTTGTTCCAAGCCATAATTAATCAGAGCCCAGCAGATATCCGTATATTCCGCAATTTACACCTGCCACGATAAGGGCCAAAGGGGGCAATAAAAGACCTGCTCCAATGGCTGTAAGCAATACAAACAATACCATTAAAAGATGAGCGGAAAAGGAACGGGTTACGATGCGGTCTCTCTGGAGATGCGCCCTCAACCTGAGTAGTAATTTCGCGATGATTGTTTTCATATGATATGGTGCTTGTGTGCCTTGAAGTAGTTCACGAGATGCAATCTAATACATCTTGGGCCATTCGGAGTGGAAGATGACTGACTGGAATAAAGTTCTCCAATTTTTGGAGCCAAAACAACCATCGTTTTGCCCGGAAGAACCATCACTTACGCAAAAGGTTTTTCTCCGAACATATTCATTAGAGGCATTATTCGGAGGGGCCGCAGGCGGAGGAAAATCGTCGGCATTATTAATGTCAGCGTTGCAGTACGTTGACGTTCCTGGCTATTCCGCAATTATTTTCCGTCGTACATATGCCGACTTGGCTCTCCCAGGAGCCATCATGGACCGGTTCATTAATTGGATGTCCACCGTCGATGATGTTCGCTGGAACGCCAATAATTACACCGCAATATTCCCTTCTGGGGCACGACTTTCTTTCGGTTACCTCAATAACCAACAGGACTTCTTGCGTTATAAGGGTGCTGAATTCCAATTCATCGGTATGGACGAAGTGACCGAAATTAGGGAGTCCGACTACCGATACATGTTCTCTCGTCTACGTCGTCCGGCTTCGGGCCCGCTAGCCCAAGTTCCCCTCAGGATGCGCTCAGCCTGCAACCCTGCACCAAACTGGGTGCGCCAGAGATTCATCGTGGAGGGGCAAAGCGAGGGTCGTATTTTCGTACCATCAAAATTGTCTGATAACCCTGGTATTGATGCCGATTCCTATCGCACGGCACTGCAGGCACTGGACCCACTTGAGCGTCGCCGCCTAGAAGAGGGTGACTGGTGGGCCACGACCCTCGGGTCAATGTTCCAACGAGAATCAATTGTGATTATCGACCAGACCGATATCCCCAAAATTACATCATCTGCCCGTGCTGTCAGGTTCTGGGACCTTGCCGCAACGGAACCATCTCATTCGAACCCCAATCCCGACTGGACCGTTGGTACATTAATGTTATTCGATGGCGGAATCGCTTATATCCTTGATGTGCGTCGGGCCCGGGTACGAGGCGAAAAAGTGGAGGAATTCATTGCTCAGACCGCTTACGAGGATGGACATGCTGTAGCAATCCGCATGGAGCAAGAACCAGGGTCGTCGGGCAAGGGGCTGGTTGACCAATATGCTCGGTACGTTCTTCCGGGGTTTGATTTTATGGGAATCAGGTCAACGGGCGATAAGGTGACGAGGGCGCGACCATTCGCGGCTGCTGTGGCTAACGGCAATGTCAGGTGCGTCCGTGGCCCCTGGCTCACTGATTGGCTTGACGAATTATCCACTTTCCCCGAAGCATGCGACCACGACGACCAGGTAGACTCTGCCGTCGGTGCATTTACACATCTTGCTGGTTTGGGGTTGCCCCAACGCAAGCGAGTGGGTATCATCGTCTGACACGCTTAATACGGAAGGGGTTCCAATGGATGCGCTAGAGCGCATTGCCGATATTCGGCAAATTTTGAGTAACTGCATTAATGATGTCGTGAATTCGCCGGATATGGAGGTCGGCGGAATCTGCGAGGTGTTGTACGCACTCCGTGAACTCAAGAAAGATTTGGGCCTCCTGGATGGCGAACTTGAGCAGGCGGCAATTGGAAGAATGGAAGAGAACATCATTTTCCTTCCCTCCGGTCAGCAGGTTGAGCGCCGAACAGGGGCAGATAGGAAAGCGTGGGACCACAAGGGCCTCGCAACAATCGTTGCCAACAGAATCTACGAGTCATCCATTGACATGGATACCGGCGAGGTTCTATTGTCACCAACGGAGATGATGGCAAAGATGCTTGATTACGCCGCACCGTCATATTGGCGAGTGGGTGAACTTGGGAAAATTGGCGTGTCGGCCGATTCGTATTGCGAAAAATCCGAAGGCAAAGTCAGCATCTCCATAACGTCAAAGAAGTAATAAAAAGGACCAATGATGGCAACAGCCAAGAAGCAAGCCCAAACCGAAACGAATGGAGATAATGAAGTGGACAGCGAGCCAGTCGCAGCAACCAACTACCTACAGGAACGCATTGCGGAAGATGCTTTCTATTCCGAGAAGCGGGCTAAGGACGAACAAAGACGCAAAGAAGAACTACATCGTCTTCTCGTTGACCTGAGCGAACCGTTTCCCCCCGAGGTTGAGCGGGAATTGAGAAAGGGCGGAACATCCCTTACTTACATCCCCGTCAGTGAGGTGATTACTCGCCTGAATCGCTGCTTTGGGGTGACTGGATGGTCGTCGGAAATCATACGATGCGAGCGTGACCCACTTGACCCAGACTTCATTGTTGCTCACGTTCGGCTGAGCACTCACAGTGGCGATATATACCCGCATGTAACCAAGGATGGTTTTGGTGGGCAGAAAATCAAGCGCACAAAAGCAGGTGAAATTGTCGACCTTGGAGACGAGTTCAAGGGTGCTGTTTCTGACGCACTCAAAAAGGCTGCCCAACAATTCGGTGTTGCCCTGTATCTCGCTCGTTCCGACGAGGCACTTAGCATTGAGATTGAGCAAGATATGGCTCAATCACGCCCACAGATTGACCCCAAAGTCGTTGCACTCTGGGAGCAGTTCCGTACATTGAGTGGCACCTTCGGCGCTGAGGAAAAAGCACAGTTGGGTCAGTTCTGGAATGAGTACGCCAATGGGGCCCCCAAGCCAACACTGGAGACAGCAACGCCACAAATCCTCATGGCACTTATTGAGGAATGCACGAGGATTAGTTTCCCCGGCTCACAAGTAGTCGTTGAAGAATAATCCATGACCTCGTCAGATGGCTTTGGGAGTCCTCCATACACGCCTCCCCCATATCTGTCCCCGTCATCGATGGGGACGTTTCGGCAGTGCCCGCAGAAATTCAAGTTCAATAAAATTGATGGGATTCCTGACCGACCGAGCGAAGCAACACTCCTCGGAAACTTTGTCCATGAAATATTGGAGGAGTTCTATGCTCAGCCAATTGATGAGCGGTCGATTGCCTCAGCGAAAGTAATGGCTGCAGAGGTTTGGGCAAAATCAGAATGGGAAAAACGCATTGAGGGATTCGTAAAGCCCGAGCAACATCGCCGCTTTCGCTGGAGCGCATGGTGGTGCTTGGAAAATCTGTGGAAGATTGAGAATCCAAAGTCAATTGAACCAATCGGCATTGAACGCGAGGTCAATGGGCTGCTCGGTAGTGCGACCGTCAAGGGATTTATTGACAGGTACGAGCGCATTGATGATGGCTCAATATGCATTTCCGACTACAAGACAGGCAAGACACCAAGTAAGTCATGGGTTGCGGACAAGTTCGTTCAGTTACGAATCTATGCTGCCCTCATGTCGCAAGATGTTCCCGATGTTGGGCAACTCAAGTTGCTTTATCTGAAGGACGGTGTATCATTCTCCTACGCGATTAACGAGGATAATAATCAAGAAATCATCAACTACGTAGATGAAACCTATGCAGGTGTCCAATCGGCGTGCCAAAGCGGGGACTTCCCATACGTCCGGTCACGGCTCTGCGACTTTTGTGCCTATAAATCAATATGTCCAGGATGGAAAAAATGACAGATGTAATTAGCGACGATGCTTTTGCGTACCTTGTTGCAGAGGAAGTAAAAAATAAACTTTCTCCGGCTCAACGAAATACCTTGCTTCAGCGTGAGAACTGGGACCGTTGGCAGCGGGCACTCGTTGCCCTAACGGAAAACCTGAAAGAACAGATTCAGCAGATAGCCGGAGCAGAGGCAGACGATGAACGTCGCTTCGAGGGTATGGGCAGCAAGCGAATGCAGAAGGAAATGCGTGGGGCATACGCTGACCGTCGCCTCCGTGTTGAAAGATTCCTGTTCCATGTAAACAAGCGCCTTGATGAAGTAACTAAGATGATTGAAACTGGGGTTGCCCCCGAGTCAAACCCCTGGGAAATGATTGATTTCTTCAAGCGTGCTATTTGTGAGCATCGCAAATTGATGGATAAGCACGACCTGGAGCCAACCCCCATTGATGAGGCTTTGTGGGCTGCACTATCCGACAAATGGCTGTTTGATAAGATAGACACATCCCTCCTATAGTAAGGATGTGCAGTGCGTAGGCGAAGCAAGAAGCGCGAAAAAGAATACGTCATACGCAGGGAAGTCGTGGAGCGACTCTTATCTGAACGTCCATATTGCGAAGCCTGCCCTAGATTTGCCAAATATGATGGGAAAGTTTCCTATGTACGGCGTGGAAGTGTAGATATCCACGAAATTGTTAGGCGTTCCCAGGGTGGTTCAATAATAGATGAACCAAATCTTTTGGCCGTCTGTCGTGAATGTCATAATCGCATAGGTCGGGAGCCCCAACTCGCCTTTGACCTTGGCTTAGCCAAGCATGGCTGGGAGCGAGACAGTTAAGTCTTCACAAATTTGGGGCAATTGTTCACTACGGGGGCGGCGCAATGTAGTAAAGTCTATTTGTCGTAACCCACACTAGACACGGAGACACAACATGAGTTCAGTCCTTACCCTCCAGATTCCTGGCACACTTGCAACTTCCAGCGAAGTGAAAGTTGTTGCTCCAGTTTCAGGAAAAATCACTGCTGCATACGTTGCAGTAACCACCGCCCCCGTTGGTAGCGCACTTACCGCCAACTTGCTCGTTGGCGCTAGCACTGCCGGTGCTTTCTCGGTTGCTGCTGCTGCCACCACCGACGAGGCCACCCTCACCGCAGCGAACTGCTCGTTTAACAAGGGCGACGCAATCACCCTCGACATCACTGCTGTCGGTTCCAGCACCGCTGGCGCTAATGCCGTCGCTTCGTTGGAGATTGAAGTCAACGCCGAAGAGACCACCCCAATCGCGATTGAACCAGACAACCGCTTCGGCGAGCCAGCCTGATAGCGGCACCGTCTAGCGGTGCGACAAACGAATACCTTTAGGTACGCAGTTCCGTTACCTTAGGAGTCACTGACGGGAGGGAGACCTCCCGTCTTTGGCATTTCCTAGTGCTACTGTGCGTGAATGGTTCTCATGGGGCTCGACCTCTCTTTGACATCTACTGGAATCTCAATTGATGGGAACACGCAGGCCATAGTAAGCAAATTCAAGGAAACTAAACGCCTTGCAGACATCCGTGACCAGTTATCACTTATCTTGGTTGAATCTGGGGTGCAGGGTGTTGTCGTTGAGGGTTACGCATTCGCTGCACGCAATTCCCAATCACACAAGATTGGCGAACTTGGTGGAGTGATTCGCCTACTACTCTACGAGATGATGATTCCTTTTGTCGATGTCCCACCTACCAGTAGAGCAAAATTTGCTACCGGTCGTGGCAATGCTGCAAAGACTGAAGTTATCTCTGCAGTTTCAGCAAGAACTGGTTTGATTTGGTCGGGCAAAAGTGCCGATGACGAATGTGATGCGTGGCTACTCGAAGAGATGGGCTTGCAAGCCATTGGGTCAGGCAAGTACCATTGGCCAGAAAACAATATGACCGCTCTCAAGAATGTTGACTGGTCGCCAATTAGGGAAGGTTTTGTACATGGGGCTTCGTGATAATCCAATTAGTCAGGTAGAGATTGAGTCAGAACTCCTCCGCCTTATAGACATGCTCGAGGAGGAGACTGAAGCATTTGAGAAACTTGCCGAGGATGCTGCAAAGAAGGAAGCCATCTACAAGGCTAATTGGGCAAAGGAATACCTCGCAGCAAAGGGCTCAATTAAAGAGCGCGAGGCATGGGCTGACTACAAGTTGGCCGACGAGCAATTTGATTACAAAATTTCAGAAGCCCTAGTTAAGTCCAAAAGGGAGAAACTACTCTCACTAAGGACTTCCATAGATGCAATGCGTACACTGAATGCCAACGTGCGTGCCCAGGTAATGCCCTAATGGCTTCACGCCGTGAACTTAACTGGCTAAAGTCATGTGTTCAGTTGGCTGCAACCTTTTCCACATGTTCAAAACGACAGTATTTCGCTGTTGTATTAATGCCGAATGGAAGGGTCGCTGGCGTTGGATACAATGGCTCACCCCCGGGAATTGGTCATTGCAACGAGGGGCACTGCCCGAGGTATTCACAGAATAGCGAACCTGGTTCCAATTATGATAATTGCATCGCCCAGCACGCTGAGGCAAATGCGCTACTTTGGTCTGACCCTTCGTTGCGTTCTGGCGGAACCCTAATCGTCAACGGTCCTCCATGTTTTGGGTGTGCCAAACAGATTGCTTCTGCAAATATACGAAGAGTTATATACCTTGAGGATTCTTCGTACGGTGATGCTGGGCGTTCTTTTAATTTGCTAACTTCTGCTGGGATAGAGTTAGTGGAAGTTAGTCAATCACTCCTGGAGGCGTCGTGAATCATAATGTAGATGAATCTTTGTCAAATCTCTTAGTTGATATTGAGACATTGGTCCCCTTGGTTGGTAACCCACGTAAGGGCAATATCGACGCCATTGCCGCTTCTTATGAAGAATTCGGTCAGGTTAAGCCGGTTGTTATTCGCCCCAACGATGATGGCACCGCAACGATTATTGCTGGAAATCACCAAGTTATGGCAGCCAAGAAACTTGGGTGGACCCATATTGCTGCCGTACAAATGGATGCCGATGATTCGCGTGCAATTGCTTTTGCCCTCGCAGATAACAGAACGTCAGAACTAGGAAAGACCGATGACTCCATGGTTTCTGAGTTGCTCGGTGGAGTCATAGAAGATTATGGCGATTTATTTGAAAGTCTCGGCTGGGACGAGTTTGAGATTGCGGCAATGGAAGAGGAATCTTTCATGCAGGAGAGAAGTACTGAACCACGAGAGTCCCAGCAGTACATTCCTCCAGTAATTCAGCCAATCGCCGATATTGGTGAAGCAATTCTTTCTTCATTGGTGAAGAAGAACAGTGAAGGGGAGTCACAAATAGTCGCCCCATCGACTGTTGAGCATAAAGACGTTGCCGTACAGGGCAGTGGTCTTGTTACAAACTCCATGCAGGTCCCTAGTGGCCCCAAGGCGGTTGTTCAGTACACGATTGTATTTGACGACCCAGAACAGCAGCGCCGCTGGTACGACTTTATTCGTTGGCTGCGAAACGAAGCGGCTTATGATGGTGAAACGAACGCAGAAAAACTAATATCGTTCATTGATGCACATTCGGAGTGCTAATTCACCACTTGCCCAGTGGGCAACTAGACCCCTTCAGGCGAACCTTAATTTTCATAAAACAACCACACTCTTTGCATGTTTTTGTAGGCATAAAGAGGCGGTCACACGCAATGCAGATATTCCATCGTTTAACTGCGTAATTGGGGGCATCTAAATCGCCATCAATGCCTGCATCAGAAAATTCATTCGGTTCAGGCAACATTTTTTGCTTCTCCCTCAAGTGTGAATGTTTTATGAGCAATCTGCTCCACGAGTGTCTTGATATGAGTTGCCATGTCCGCCAGGCCAAGAATATCTATTGGCGGAAGTCCATCAGTAATGTACTTGACAGTATTGACGAATTCACTACTTGTTGTTTCATTTTTTGTGACGACAGAGAGTGCTGCAGAGCGTGATTTCGTGTCAATTCTTAACTCCCATAGCCGCCCAAGATAGGTTGCTCTAACGGCAACATAGAAAGACTCAGTTTCAACTTTTGGGATGTCATTGGGGTTGGTAATGACGGTAATTTCTTCTGGTTCTGGTGGAATCATTTTCTTTCCTCAGGCTGGGGCAACAAAGAAGCCGACAAGAAAACCTACCAAACCAGTAATTACCGCTACGCCAAGCAATGCAAGTATTTTCATCGTCTCTCCATATGCTGATTTTTTACGAAGATTATCATCTAGTTCGTCTGGGCCAAAGAACATATCTTCAAAATCTGATTCAGAATCTCCATTAATTACGAAGTCTGGAATGAGACTTTCCTCAAGAACGATGATTTCCATTAGTCGTGAAACGACCTCACTCGTATTGGTAAACTCGCCAGTCGACTCAAGGCTTGTTGACGCTAATTCAACAACGTAGTCCTCTAGGTGTTTTAGGTACATTTTTCACCTATCCCGAAAAAGAAGGTGAAATAACAGTAGTCCGGCGATTGCCCCAGAAACCTCTGGGCCATACCCTAGGTTCTTGAGATGTTGTACATCGCGGCTTATGGTGCTCTTATTGCGCCGTATGGCGAAAACATCGTAAGCAAAAACAAAAATCGCGACAGCCAGTGGGCCCGTAAGGTGGGCTTCCTCTAGTTTTTTAAATACCCTACTCATCAGCAATTGGCACTAGGGGTGGCAATAATTCGTCTGCCACCCTTCTGGCATGATGCTCCTTGAGGGCCAGTTCCGCAGTCACATGCACATCTCCGGTTGCCCCAGACATAATGGATGCCAAACAAAAGGCAAGTTGCTCGGAGTGGTCTACCTCGTCAACATATCTAGCCCGCTCAGAGGCCACGCTTTCCCGCAGGGCAACAATCGTTTTCCTTAGGGAATGTATTTTGTTAACAAGTTCACTCATCGCGTTCTTCGCGCATTCTGTCTACCCCTGCGCGTGCCTTTCTGATGCGTATATTTTTATTTGAAATTACCAGAGAGCGCAGAAGTTTTTGCGCCTGTTCTTCAGTTAGGGAGTCCTCACTGGCCCCTATGAGTGCCGCTGCTTCGGAGATTGCGTTGAATTTTTTGTCCATAATAATTCACCTCGGACAAAATAATACATCACACCCGTCGTTTGGGCTTAGCGTGACTTTTTGTTGCGTCGGAAAATGCGGGAAAAGAATCCCCGCTTCTTCTTGGGTGTTACGCTGGCGTAATTCGCCTTCGGGGGAGCAATGGGTGGAATAATTCCACTCGCGGTTGTCGTTGTTGATGATGAGGCCACCTCAACACCAGTCGCCTGCACATTGACATTGGGGGTTACGACGATGGTTGGCTTAGCAACAACCCCAACTGCTGGCGATGCCTGCTTCTTGGGGCGACCCGGCTTGCGTCGCTCATGTGAAGTTCCATCCTGAACAATTCCATCGCCATCGCCATCCTTGGCCTTGGCCTTGAATTGCGCACTCTTTGCTGGTGTACCAGACTTTTTGGGCGCGCCATTCTTTGGCTTAGGGGTCTGCTTCTTGGGCGTAGCCTTAGCGGGAGCAGCCTTCTTTGTGGTTTTCTTTGAGGTGGGCTTTTTGTTTGTGCTCATATTGCGAAACCTAGCACACGCCTTGTTGCAATGGCGGAACTATTTATGGGTTAGGTTAAGTCCGTGGATAAGTACGATGATGCGATGAGCAAAATGGCCTTGGGGCTTACGAGTTCCCAGGTTGCAAAAAACTACATGGTTGAAGATTTCGGCGTCGGAGAAGAACTCCCTTTTACATTTTTTATGTGGAGCGGCGGTGACCTAACCTTGGCAATTCAACTTAGGCGGGAATTAATGCAGCAGCCAGTAGAGTCCAGGCTCTCTCGGTGCCAATCAATGTGTATGGCGATTTGTTCAGCCGTTCCTTCCGTAACCGCAATTTCATTTATTGCTGAAGGATTTGAAACACTTGACAAGAATCGGCTCGGTGGGCGAGACTTGAGGAGTGCCTTCATTGAGGAAGACGACCTGGTTAGGGAATGCATAACAGTGACGCATTGCGAAAAATTGCCACAAACCGCGAATCTTGAGATAACTCTCCTGTCATTGCCCTACGAGTACAAGTTGGGGCGGACCGTTGAGTGGGGACGACCGCTTGGCTTCGTAAGCGGAATGGACAAGGTACTGAAAACTTCTAGCGTTTCGCAGATGCTGCGGAGTGCACTCAGCCAACCCAGCGGTGACTACTATAGTGATGATGATATAGATATTCTGTTTAATAAAATAATATCTAGCGGATTCAATATAGAAGGTTTTTAGTTACACAATCGGGCGTATCGGCTCACTCTTATAAGGTGTAGAAACCGTAGCGGTGACACGTGGGTTCAAATCCCACCGCCCGAACTCTTGGGACACTTTAGTGCAGTGATACAATTGCTGCATGGATTTATATTTTTCGCAGCATTTGTACTCTCGCGACGACATATCTCGGGATATTAAATTTTTGCGTGCAGACCGCGAGCCATGTCTTGTTTGCGGACACCCAACCGGTGACTGCTCGACAGATACATCGAATCCAACGCATGTAATCGGATTCGATGTAGCCGGAAAAGATAACACCCCATTGATTTTTCTTGAAGAAGATGTTTGGGAAGAGCGTGCGATAACCCCCTATACGAGGGCACGTGTTCTGGTATACAAGAAGGGTCAGAGTATTGGGCACGATGAAGCAAAAAGATTGGGTCTTATCTAGACACTTTCTTCATTTGTGTTTCATCTACAATTGCTTCTCTGACAAATCCACCCTCGTATAAAAGGAACGACAATGGCTCGTATTACTGATGACTTCGTGCGCTCGCATTCAACACAGACACCCCCTTGGGGATTCAATGGAATGGGTGAAATTGTTTTTCTTCGCACCTATAGCCGCAAGAAGGAGAACGGTGATACTGAAACCTGGGGAGAGACAATTCAGCGCGTCATCAATGGTGCAATCGATATCGGGGTTCCCTACAGCCAGGATGAGGCCGAACGTCTATTCGACCACCTATACAACTTGCGTTGCTCCTTCTCGGGTCGGTCCTTGTGGCAACTTGGAACTCCATTGACCCAGAAGTTCTCAGGCACCAGCCTCAATAACTGCTATTTCGTGAATATTGAGGCCATCGAAGACTTTGAACTCCTCTTTGATTACCTCATGCTTGGTGGCGGAGTTGGATTCTCTGTTGAGCGAGCAAAGATTCACGACCTCCCCAAGGTCAAGGGTGGTGTAGCAATCACGCACGAGCGTTCAAACGATGCAGACATCATTGTTCCAGATAGCCGTCAGGGGTGGCGTCGTCTTCTCCATGCTGTCCTGAAGTCATACTTTGAGACCGGAAAGTCCTTCTCATACTCAACGATTCTTATCCGCGAATACGGAGCACCCCTGAAGACATTCGGCGGAACCGCATCTGGCCCTGGCGCACTCATTGATGGCGTTGCAGACATTTGTAAAGTTTTGGAGAATCGCGTTGGTAAGAAGTTGCGTTCTATTGATGTTCTAGATATCTGCAACATCATCGGTCGTATCGTCGTATCTGGTTCTTCTCGCCGTTCGGCGCAGATTGCTATTGGCGACCCCGATGACGTTCTATTCCTCCGTGCCAAGAACTGGGGAACTGGCAATATCCCCGCATGGCGAGCCAACTCCAACAACAGTATTTATGCTGATGCGTACGAGGAGATTCTCCCTGAATTGTGGCGTGGTTATGACGGAAGTGGTGAGCCATATGGTCTTGTAAATCGTCGCCTCGCCCGCAAGTATGGACGGATTGGGCAGTCAAAGCCAGACCCCACCATTGAAGGCTATAACCCATGCGCCGAGATTGCCCTGGGTGACGGTGAGTCATGCAACCTATCAACAATCTTTCTGCCGAACGTGGAGTCATTGAAGCAGTTCAAGGATATCTCGTACCTCCTATACAAGACGCAGAAGCAAATCACTCGTATGAACTATCCATACGAAAAGACAACGAAGATTGTTCAGAAGAATGCCCGTCTTGGTCAGTCAATTACTGGCATTCTTCAATGCCCTGCTGACAAGATTGCTTGGCTGTCGCCTGCATACGAATACCTGGAAGCGCTGGATAAGGAGTATTCCGCAGAACACGGAATGCCAACATCGGTGCGCCTGACAACCGTACAGCCCTCAGGAACACTCTCCTTGCTGCCAGGAGTAACTCCAGGCATTCACCCAGCATTTGCTCAGTATTACATTCGTCGGGTTCGTTTCGGCTCATCAGACCCATTGGTGGATGCCTGCCGTAAGCGTGGCTACAAGGTTCAGTACGATGTCGGCATTGATGGCAGAGAAGACCACACACGCTTTGTCGTTGAGTTCCCATGTGAGTCGCCCGAGGGTTCAGTTCTCGCTAAGGACATGACTGCAGTTGCCCAGTTGGAGTGGGTCAAGAAGATGCAGACCGAGTGGGCTGATAACGCTGTATCGGTGACCGTGTATTACCGCAAGGAAGAACTTTCGGAAATCAAGGAGTGGTTGTCCAAGAACTACGATGACTCCGTGAAGTCCGTATCGTTCCTTCTTCATACCGACCACAACTTCCCACTTCCCCCATACGAGGAAATCAGCAAAGACGCGTACGAGAAGATGCTGGACAAGATTGATTTCACCATTCCAATTCACAGACCAGCATTTGATGGTGCGGTGGAACTTGATGATTGCGCTACTGGGGCTTGCCCAATCAAGTAGTCTTGAAGCATGGCAATAGTTCATGTAAATAGCAACACGATTCGTTCAAACCGAAAAAACCAAGCACAAAATCCGCCCCTGAGCGTGCGAAAAACACGCAGCGCAAAGGCCCAGTATTGTGATGGTGTTGATATTTTTGACAGCGTTGGCAATGTTGTTGCTCGCGTTGTTTATCAACCCAGTACGCCATTGTCATGTGGCGCTCAAGTTTGGATTGAAACTGTCTACGATGTAGGAGTCCAGGATGAGCAGTGATGCCGAGTATGTTCTTAGCGGATTGCGCAGGGAATATGAATCGCTATCCAACGATGTATTTGCTCTTAGGAATGATGTTTACTTTCTCACCCAGCAATTGCAAAAAGAAATTACCTTCAGCGACAAATTGATTTCAGTAATACAAAATAGCATCCCCCAGGGAATTGGTCAAGATGTACTGGACGCAATAATGCTTGAATTTGGAAGAACAAAGAACACTCCATGACGCCTGGGACGGGAAAATTCTTCACTAATAGCAATGAACAACCAGAACAAGAAGGCGACATTGTCGCTGAACTCCGCGATTGGGCCGAAATCATCGACCGAGTCAATGATTCTGGTACTGCGATGGTGACGATGATTAGCGGCGCCGTTCATCGCGAAGCGGCTGACGAGATTGAGCGCCTTCGTACTCAACGCGACAACTGGAAAAAGGTTGCAGAACTATTCGATAACGCCTATACTACCGATACATCTGGACAGTTCACAATCCCCAATGGTTCCGACCTGTTTAGGGCGATAATGGCATACGAAAGGGCTTTGCGCGATGCGCAGAACAGTTGACGATGGGTACGGCGAGGTGGAGTGCTATTCTCGCATTGACTGTGACCTGGAAGTAGTACGCCCGGGCAAGGTTCAATGTCGTGGTGAATACGACTCATTAGGTTGCCCCCACACGGAGGAAGAACTTGTAAAAACAATGAATAAGGCCATCAAAAACATACTAAAGGCGTTTTGCAATGAATGATGACCTTGATGTGCTGGGTTTGCTCCGCAAATATGAGCATATGGACAAGTTAAAGAAGCAAGCCGCTGATGAGATTGAACGACTGCGGAAAGCAGGCGATGCGCTTGCTAATGGCATCCGTACTGGTCATTGGGATGATGCACTAGACGCATGGACGGAGGTGCGTGATGATTGACGTAATAATTATGTTCACAGCATTTTTCATTGGCTATATTATTGCAAAAACAGAGAACAGATGAAGCGATTGATGCTATTGTCAATCGCCATCAATGGCGAGTAGTTCAGTTGGCAGAACAGCGGACTGTTAATCCGCCCGTCGTAGGTTCGAACCCTACCTCGCCAGCCACCCAATAAGGAGGAAAACATGCCATACGGACATGATTCAGCAGTAGAAGCAAATCGTCGCCTAGAGGCTTCCCGGAATGCTTGGCAAGCCGGTGAACCAACTCGCGAAATGCATCAAACAGTCAAGGAAATTAAGGTTCTTCTCACGGAGATTCTTGAAATTCTTCGCGCCGACAAGAGGTCATAGTTTTTAACAATGGCACATAACGACGACATCGACAAAATTCGCTACGAATCCACAATTGAACGAATCATAAGGTTCAAGCAAGTGGAGTGCGATGGCGTTACCAAATATACGAAAGAAACACCAATGGAGTTTATCTGGCCCCAGGGCGACCCAGTCCCCAGGGATAGGGAAACTCTTGTTCAATTCATAACAAAAGAAGAATACGAAAATGGAATTCAAAGTTGAGGACATGCTCGCCCGCTTTAAGGAGCGTGCGGACGCGGTAAAGAAACGGCCACTACCACCTGTTGCCGGTCCTGAACGAACACATTTCGTAAATCAAGCACAAATTGATTTCCAAGACTTTGCAATGATTGGTGACTGCGAAGCGAGTCTTGAGGATGGGATACTTGTCCTGAAGTTGAATCTGCGTAAAAAGGATTGATATGGAATACCCAGATTTTTTGAAGCCTGTCCTTGCACGCATCAACCCAGATTATGGCGTACACATATCGTGCGATTCTGGCTGGTGGACGCTCATTTCTAACTGCGACAAAGAATTGTCTGCGGTTGACCCCGACTACACAATTTTCCAAGTAAAGGAAAAGTTTGGCGGACTTAGGTACTACTACTCGCCATCAAATCCAGATTTTGGAACCAAAATGGATGAAATCGTCCAAAAATACGAAAAAATTTGCTCAATGACCTGTGAAGTAACCGGGAAACATGGCTACCTCATGAAGAAGGATTTTCGGTACAGGACACTAAATGAGTCGCATATCGAGCAGGGGTGGACTAAGGTAGACCCATGACTCGCCAACGCATGTTCTTGGACATCTCTTGCGTGGAGGCCGCTAGACAAAGAATTCGCCACGTTTACGACACCTTTGACTCGGTGTGTGTTCAATTCTCCGGCGGTAAAGATTCTTCAGCAGTTCTCTACCTTGCTAAAGAAATTCATGAAGAGCGTGGACTTGGTCCGGTTAAAGTCATCTTTCGCGACGAGGAATTCGTTAGCCCAGCAGTAGAGCGGTATGTAGAGTACATCCGAAGCCTGGACTGGGTTGATATGGAGTGGTACTGCATGCCCCAGGGGCTGGAGGTGTGGTCCCTGGGTCGTCGGCTTGACGAAATGATTTGGTCTGGTGAAAGAATCGTTAGCAATCGTCTATTCAGGCCAATTCCAGAGAATGCAATAACTGCATACCACTTCGGGTTGGACCACTTTTCGCCAATCCCTGAACACATCGATTATTATACAACCGCTGGTAAGCGAGGAAATATCGCCTTCATTACTGGTATTCGCGCAGCCGAATCAATGGTTAGATATCGTTCGGTAGTCCAAAAACTGAATGAAAACTACATCGTTACGCCGTTTAAGTCAAAAAAGGGACTGCCGGTTAAGTTTGCAAAAATCATTTATGACTGGCAGATTAATGATGTTTTCAAGTTTTTATCCGAGGAACACAATGCTCCATACTGCGAGTATTACGACCTAGCAACATTGACTGGCTCCAATAATCGCGTTGGGCACCCACTTCACAGCGTTGCTGCGAGGCGTATCGGTGACGTTATTGTTACTGAGCCAGACTTCTACGACCGCCTATACGATGTTTTCCCAATCATTGATGCCCAACGTCGTTGGTGGCCAGATTTTGATGTCGAGAAGTTGATAGCCCTGACCGCAGCAAAAGGCTGGGATGGCGTAATGCCATTCATTAAAGAATTTTGCTGGGGACAGGATACTGCCCAGCGCGCAAAAGCATTTGCGGCAGAATTCAGGCAAAAACACGCCAAAGACCCATACTCATACCCGCTTGAATGGCTCATTCGTACGATATTCATGCACGCCCTATGGGGTCATACGGTTACACCTGTTGGTCCCAAAACAAAGGCGCACACTGTTCGCCAAGCCGCACTACAACAAATGGAAGAGAATTTGTAAATGGACATTGCAAATGTCAGCGTCAATGAATTAATTGAACCAAAGTGGAATGCCACACACATCCTTAGGCCAGACCTATTGGTCTTGGCGGATTCAATCGGACAGAATGGCATTTTGACACCACTTATTGTCCAGAAGAGTGGTCGCTTGGTCATTGACGGAACCCAGCGCCTTCGCCTGATTATGGGCAATAAACACCTTATGGAAGCAACTGGTGGGATAGTGCCGGTGAACTGGGTTGACGTTGATGAACTCGACGCAATGGTTATGCATGTTCAGTTAAATCGCGGCAAAGGCAGCATGGTCGCCAAGAAACTCTCCGGCATTGTCAGAACACTCTCAATGACAACAAAGTTCTCTGAAGATGATTTTGTAAGACATTTTGCAATGAAACCACTCGAACTTGAACTGATGCTCGATGCAACAATTATCAAACATCGTGACATTAAGAACCATACATACTCGCGTGCATGGGTTCCAGTAGAGGCGCCCCCAGGAACTATTGAAAAAGCAGGCTCAATAGTCATCGAGGCACCACCAAACAGCGACAGGTAGTTCTCTAGCCACCGAAGAGTCGCTGGTATACTCGGGAGTATACGTTCTCATTTTGGAGGAAAAATGCCCGAGACTAATAGAATACGTAGAGCGCTCAATCGTGCTGTTGGACGTGTTAGAAATACCGGTGCTAGAATTGCTGACCGTCTTCGTCGTGGTCGTGAGGCTCGTAGAGCAGTTCGTGGCGCCCGTCGTCGCACTCCAGGACGCTGAAGTATTGCACGAATTGGAGGTGACTCATGTTGGTCACAGTTAATGACCTTGTCACCTACATGGATATTACGTTCAGCCTGCGCCAACGTGATGCGGCGGAGTTCGTCCTCGAGGGGCTGCAGAGCGAGTTGGAGGCATATCTCGGTAGACCTATAGAGGTTCAGGAATTCACCGAGCAATATGTATTGCCCTATGACCACGTGGGCATGCCAACATCTTCATTTTTCTACAACACCTCACTGGATACGACAATGAACCCTTTGACGTATTCACAACCTTCCCCGACAATTTATATACGTAACTCGCCGATTACTAAAGTTAATTATGTAAAAATTATCAATACATCTACGCCTGGCTTGTATATGTCGGAGGCGATAGATAGGCGTGCAACCGTAACTGGTGCTGTCAAGTCTGGTACAAATGTGACCTACACTGCGGCGGGTCACGGATTTACTAGAGGACAACATGTGACGGTAACTGGAATGACACCATCCGGTTACAATATTGTTGATAGGGAAATTACAAGCGTAACTACAACAACTTTCGTTGTCGGTGGTTTTACTGATGCGATTGCAGCATTCTCATCTGGTGGTACGGCTGAAGCATTTGGCTACGACTATACAGTTAGACGATACGGAATAGATGTATATCGTGGATTTGCTAATGACGTGTTTGAAATTTCTTACAATGCTGGTCTTGATGGAGCGAATATACCTGTCTTCAAATTAATGATTCTGCGTGCTGCCACTCGCGAAATGCAAAACATGCACGACGACGTTGTTGGTATCAAGGACCTTGAGCCACGAAATGTTGCCCCAATGGAAACTGGTTTCAGTGACCGCGAATTAGCAGCACTGAAGAGTTACAGAAGAGTAAGGGTTTCCTGATGCCCAAGGTTGAAATCAAAGTTCGGTTTATTGACAACGACATACCTGATGAAATTGAAAAAATCAAAGACAACTTGGATGACTTTGGCCCAGTATTTGAAGAAGCCAAGGAAGACTTGAGAACACTTTGGAAAAACAACTTTCTGCAAAATGGACTCCCTGCTGGAGGCTGGAAGCCACTTGATGCGGAATATGGTTCATGGAAGTCGGTCCACTTCCCCGGAAGGGGTCCAATGATTCGGACCGGCAAGTTGTTTACGTCATTGTCTGAATTACGCGGAAATCCTAATAAGATTGATAAAAAAGAAGCGACTTTCGGAACCAATATCAAGTATGCAGAGTTCCATCAGTCCGGAACAAGAAACATGCCAGCGCGTCCAGTTGTATTCGTTACTGAACGGTACGAAAGAAAATGGGCTGACGCCGCAGCGGAACATGCTGCTGGGTAGGTGAATCATGGCCATAGAACCAATGCATGGTGCACATTTTGCAAAGTCCTACGTAAGTGCATATCTCACCGCAGACCTCCCAACACGACTAGTCAGTTATAGAAACGCCTGGGGAATTGATGACATCACCCTCCCGAGTCCAGTCACCTACCTGACGCATGAGCCAATCGCCCTCGATGAATGGCCAACAATCATTACCACGGCAACATCAATGACTGGCCTAGAACGCATTAGCCATGATAGGGGCAACCCGCTTTACCGGGTCAAGTACTCCATGAGAACATATGTTTGGGTTCGGACTGAATTTTCAGCAGAGGCCACAATAATGCGCGACAGGCTAACAACAGTCGTTCGCGCAGCACTACTTGATTACCCGTGCCTCAAAGCAACCGATGCACGCGGAACATTCCGCGTCACAATTGACGAAAGTTCAATACGTGAAGAATATTCGGACCTGACATTACTAAAGGGCGACAGAGTTCTTGCTGGTTCGTATATCTCCTATGACCTAGAGATAGACGAAATCGTTATGCGTGAGCCAATAGCCACACTTAACGAAATTGACCTTACTGTCATACAAAAAGGCGTAACCGAAACACGCTCTTCGGGGATTACCAATGCGGTAAAGACAAACAAAACGATTGTTTATAGTGCTATCAATAATTTTGCCGTAGGCCAGAAGGTGACAATTATTGGAGTTAATCCAACTTCTTACAATATGTCTCAGGTTGTTATTACTGCGCGGACGGCTACAACTTTCACAATACAGGACATAGAGGGGACATTTGACGCCTATGTTGGTGGGGGCGTTGCTTACGCCTACTCTACGATTTGATGGGTTGATGTAATATTGTTGTGAAGACACCGAATTGGAGACATTCAATGGAATTTATTCATATCGAACAGGGCACGGAAGTTGAACATTATCGCAATAATGGCTATACGATTATTGCTAATATTTCTGGATTTCCACTCCGACTATCTGGGTTCAGCGAAGATTTGTATTCCGGAAAATCTGCTGCAGTCAAGGGCCATGGTTCCTATCTAGCCATGATGGAAGAAAAAGGAAAAATCTCCTTACTTCATCCAGTTTCAGTTGATGTCCCCGTATCTCCAGTCAATGTTGTTGAAGTTATTGATGATGCACCAAAATCAAAGAAGAAATCAAGCCGAGAATCATCAATCTCGAGCGAATCAGTTGCAGATGTTTCCACAGAACAGTCAACTACGTTGCCAACCGACGCAGTTGCTGAAGTTAGCGATGAAAATAAAGATGTCGAGGTGCAAGAAAGCGCCCAATGAGTTTGGTATCCTCTTAGAGCGTACTACGGCAATGTATCGCTTGGGTAGCCAAAGAAACGTGCCGAAAATAGAGCAACAAGGAAGGTCTCATGCCTGGTATTCAGATTTCAACTGCAGTAAGAACTGGCCCCACCAATGCAACGGTACGGGAGTCTTCCCAGGCATTCTTCGTGGGCAGAGCATCACGTGGCCCGGTAGATGAGGCCCTTCTTGTAACTAGCCTAGAAGACTTTGAACTCAAGTATGGTGGATATTCAAGTGGATTCTATCTACATCCTTCAGTTGAGGCCTTCTTTGAAGAAGGTGGAACTCAGTGCTATGTAGTTCGCGTGGAGCCCGCAACCAGTGCGGCATCTGCTAGCAAAGCAGTAATGAATGGACTCGCTACTCCAACTGCTGCCATCACTATCACTGCAAATGGTCCAGGAACTTGGGCAAACGGTGCAACTGGCGGTTTATCACTTACCGTTTCGGCTGGAACTACTACCGGCACTCGTTCGCTAGCGCTTTTCCTTGACGGCGACATCATCATGACTACCGGGTCATGTACAACAACAGCCCAGATGGTTGGAAAAATCAATACACACCCGGTGGCCTCGCTATATGTAACTGCAGTTGAAACGAATGCTGGCGCATACAATGATGCAACGGATACGATGCCAGCAGTAGTTGCTACTGCTTCCAACTTTACTGGCGGTGTTGCTGGTTCTGGCTCCGTAACTAATGCCCAGTACGAAACCGCCCTTACGTACTTCCTTGATTCATATGGAACGGGAATCGTCTGCACACCAGAGGTACCAACTACGTCGGTTCAGTCATATAGTGGTGCAATTAGCAACGCCGTACATAATACCGGAACCAATACCACTACCTACACAACCAGCGCTGCGCATGGACTCATTGCGGGCGAAACAGTAACAATTGCTGGTCTCGAGCATGCTGCTTTCACTGGCAGCAAGGTCGTTGCATCAGTTCCTACCGCAACAACCTTCACTGTTTCCCTTACTTCAGCCGAAACCCTCAGTACTACAACGGGAACATACGAGTACACTCGTACTGAATTAAATCCAGTTGCAGTAGATGTCATTGCTCACTGCAATACGCACAGTCGTGTTGCAGCCTTGCACGGAGCATACGACGATACCACCTCAGAAATTCGCACTTTGGCCCAATTGGTTCAGGCGGGAGACAATGCAGAACATATTGCGGTGTACTACCCCTGGGTGTCGGCACCAACAGGAACACCTGGTGTGAACCGTTGGATTCCGCCAGTTGGTTATGCGGCTGGGGCGCGTGCTCGTGCGCATAATCAGATTGGACCACACCAACCAGGTGCTGGAATTATCTCTGATGCACGATTTGTCAATGGTGTTTACACATCAATTGATAAAACAACTGGCGATGCCTTGGATGCTGACTGTGTCAATGCAATCAGAATCATTAATAACCGTGTTCGTATTTATGGCGCACGCTCCTGCTCCTCCGATACAACGAACTTCCGATATCTGAATGCTCAGGACGTCGTGAATTATGTGGTAGTTCAGGCCAATCGCACACTGGAAGATGTTCTTTTCAGCATCATTGATGGTCGTGGCGGTATGTTTGCCTCAATTGAGGCACGTTTGGTTGCAGTAATGGAGCCACTTCGTACGCTTGGGGCCCTGTATGAGGCCTTTGACGTCAATGGTCGTCGTATTGACTTCGGCTACACCGTCAAGTGCAACGATGCACTTAACCCCCTGTCGCAACTCGTCAATGGCACAGTAACTGCCAGAGTCGGATTGCGAGTGT